GTTTTTAGAATTGTTCAACCTGAGGCTGGACAGGGTGAAGATAATATGGATGAAAAACAGGTAGAAATTAATATCCCAATCTATAATGATTACGGAAAAGCTATTGGCAAGTGGATGGATTATGAATCAGCTAGGTTTGATGTTAGAATGATAGCTGGAGCTACTCTTCCTGTTAATAGATGGGCTTTGTTAGAGGAATATTTTAGGTGGTTCCAGGCTGGTCTAATAGATGATATAGCCATGTTGGCTGAAACAGATATTCGAGGAAAGAAGTCTGTAGCACAAAGAAAATCAGTATATGCCCAATTATCTTCACAGGTTGAGCAAATGGAAGAAGCATTAAAAGATAGAGAGGGAACTATTGAAACTCTGGAACGTCAACTAGTGCAGGCTGGTATAAAGATGAAGGTACAGCAGGCTGAAGGAGAGATAAGAAAAGATGTTGTAGACACAGAAGCCCAGCAGAAGACTTTGAGAGGTCTAATGCAAGGTGAGTTTCAGAACATGAAAAAGGACATGGCAAGAGCTGTCCAGTCGACCAAAGAAACAGAAAAATAGTCTTGTAAAGAATACGTACAGATGATTAAATTTATCTCAATGCAAAAAGGAGCATAAAATGGCAGATGCACAAGTAGGCAACACTCAACAAGAGTCCCCTGACGTAGACATCTTAGATATTAAAGATTCAGTCAGTTCCGTGGACGACTCAGCAGCATTTTTTGATGCTCTAGATAAGTCCGCTAATGGAATTGTATATGACGAACCATCACAGATAACCTCTGACGAGGCGACTAATAACACAGTTGCTATGAGCCCTGATGAAGGTACTGCGGTAGAGCCGACCAATAACACGGATACGGAAGTACTGCAAAATCGGTATTCTGCTTCAAGTAGAGAAGCCAAGAGATTAAATTCTCGACTAGGCGAACTTGAACCTTATATGCCGATATTAGACGCGATGCGTGAAGACCCCAATTTAATTTCTCACGTGAGAACTTATTTTGAGGGTGGTGGAAACACCCCTAAAAGCATGAAAGAACAGTTTAATCTTGGAGAAGATTTTATGTTTGATGGAAGTGAAGCGTTTGATAATCCTGACTCAGACTCTGCAAAGGTCTTAAATGCTACTATTGATGGATTAGTCCAACGTAGATTAACAGATTTTAGCCGTAAACAGCAATCCGAAAATCAGAGACTTAATTCCGAAGAGGAATTTAAACAGACTCATGATATGGATGGCGACCAATGGACAGAATTTGTTGATTTTGCGAAAAATAAGAAGCTAAGCCTTGAAGATATTTATTATCTGAAAAACAGAGAAACTAGAGACAGGAATATCCAGCGTTCAGCTCAGAATGAGGTATCACAGCAAATGCAGAATATGAGGGAAAGACCTCAATCTCTTGCATCAGCTGGGAGTACCCCGACATCAGAATCATCTCCCGATGATAAAGTGTTCGACCAGCTTTTAGATGGTGATAATATAAACCGTCTACTTGGCTAACAGGTCGGATAGCCACTTACAAGTAGACACACATAGGAGATAGAACTATGGCACAATCAGATGCCACCTATCCTGTATCTAATAGCTTGTTTCTAAAACATTCAAGTGGTTTGGATGAAGGATACGGTGTATTTCAGGGCTCGTCGCTTGCTACTGGCGACCTTCGGAGAAAATATAACTTTGCTGAGAGGTTTAGTGAACTGGCTATTGACCAGACACCATTTTTCCGTTTGGTTTCAAAGGTTGCGAAAAGACCTACTGATGACCCGTCGTTCAAGTTCACCGAGAAACGCCAATCATGGATGAAGCGTTACGCATATGTTGTTGGTTACCGCGCAAATAGCGGTAGTGACTCATTTGATAACGCTCTATTCCAAGCTGTTAAGGCTTCCTCTCCTGCGGCTATCGCAGTAGGCGACACGATTAAAGTCTGGATGGCTACTGATTATAAATCAGCTGGCAACATTCAGAATGTATCAGGCCAATCGAATAGCTCAATTGCTATTGGTTCAGCAGGAACAGCTCCCGAGTTTTTCTTACCTAATCAGGTAATTCAGATAAACCTAGCATCCACTACAGACAATGGTGGTGGAGCTACTGTTATTAGCGATTACGTATTAGCTAAGATAGACGCGGGTGGTGTCGGTGCTCAATTGGATATATCCAATACCGCCAATACTGGTGGTTCACAGGTGCTCGCAGGATGTGTAGAAGCTAAACTCGTACAAGCTACAGTCATCAAGGCTGCTAGTGGAGAGTTAACTTCTTATTCTAGTGATGCACCAGTGCTTGCAGCTTATGACAAAACAGTCTCTAGCGATTTAGAAGCTAAGAGATGTTATGTTGTAGGTAACTCTCATGCTGAGGGCTCCTCCCTTGTCAATGCGACATGGAAGGATAACCCTTACAGTACTGGTTATGGACAGACTCAGATTTTTAGGTCTGAATTTGGAATGACCAATACTGCAAGAGCAACTGTCCTCAAATACGAACCCAACGAATGGGCGCGTGTTTGGAGAGACAAGTTAATCGAGCATAAGTGGGAAATCGAACAGACTGGTCTGTTTGGTTCACAATACACAGACGGAGATGGAGTTACCCATACACAGGGTGCAGTAGACTATATTACTAACTATGGCAACGTATTCTCATGGGCTCAAGGCAAAACTGTTGACAGTTTTCTTGATGACATGAGTGCATATACAGACCCTCGTTATAATAGTCAAAAAGCAACCGTGTATTTTTGTGACACAGAAGTGTACAACTGGCTACATAAGCTGGGTGGATACTTCCAAAATAACATCCAAGTTAGTGACCAATTTAGAGCTGACTTAGCTGTTACTGGTCGCAAAAAGGTAATGGGACTTGACATGACGACTATCAGCACACCCCTCGGTGATATGAATGTGACTCGCAATATTGCTCTCGATAGAAGCGCAGTTAAGATTCTTGGTGTTAACATGAGTAATGTTAAGTATCGTCCTCTAGTTGGCAACGGTATGAGTCGGGACACCTCGATTTATGTTGGAGTGCAATCACTAGAGAACACTGGTACTGACAAACGTGTTGATATGATTCTTACTGAAGCTGGTTTCGAGTTTCAAATGCCCGAATCACACGCTGTTTGGAGTTAAGGTTAACGACTCTCGTTAGGTGAGGGGCCTAGGATTTTTTCCCTCCTTTCTTTCCTAGGCTCTGAGCCTGATGAGTAAATAAGGATTTTTTTTTATGGCAATGAAACTTTGGGAGAAGGTCAATATAATTACTGGTCAATCCAGTAAGAGTAGGAACCTTGTGCCCATTATCAACGCAGGTGCTAAATTTGTAGTTTCTTCTCTACCTGAGAAGTTCCTATGGAGTATTGCATCTGAGACTGAAGTTAACGGATGGTCAAGTGCAGAGACAGGTGCTGTGGATATAAGTGAAGGTTCAGGAGTTTCATACGATAAGATTTTAGCCGTTTACAGACATGACGGTTTAGACGCTAATAACAATAAGAAAAAGAGGATAGCTGAGGAAGTATCAGACAAAGGGATTCATATATTTGATGAAGCATCATCTCTCTTAAAGCCTACAAAGATGTTTCCCAAGTTCTATAAGCTCTCAGGAAAGATTTACATAAAACCAGCTCCTGATTACAATGATAGTAGTGTTTCGCAGAGCTACACAGCCATTGGTGCTAGTAGTACGACTGCGGTATCGGCTGCTGGTGGAGATAAAGGAGTGATAGTTTACGCGGCTCCTCCAGAGACTGATGAGAATACTGATTCATGGGTATTGGTAGAATATGAGAATATAGTTCTCTATTATGCGGCTTCCCTAGATATGAAGAGGTTATGTCAGTCTTATAGAGATACCATAGCAACACATTTAACAACAGTTACGGGGACTTATCTAGTTAACTTTGAATCAAATATACCCACTTTCTCTGTTAGCGTTCCCCCTTCTGACCCAACTCTTCCTTCCTTATCAGGAAGTGTGATTAATATCATAATGGATACAATCCCAGACTATGTTGACCAGACAATGACTACAATTCCTTCTTTTCCAAGTATAGAATCTCTTAGAGAAGAAGTAATGGAGACAATGCCTTCTGTTACCTCATCTTTAACAGTGAGTGATTATCCTTCTGGAATGACAGGGTTCCCAGAGGCTCCTATTCTTCCTGTTCTAACAGATATGCCTAGTATTAGCAATTATCCAACTTTAACAATGCCTACAGTACCAGCTTCAGGAGTTATTAGTTATACTTCTCCTACTGATGTGTTGGTAACAGATTTTACAGTTACGGGTGCTCCTTTACCTGACTTTAGTCTTCCTCAGTTCACATTTGATTGGATTAATGTAGACGACGCTCTTTCTAAGTCTCAACTTTTAATAGATACTTCTGCTAGTGTAGGTGGTGACCTTCCATCTCCAGCTACTGATTTTGACTCAGCTCAGGAATGGTTAGAAGCTGAAGACCCAGAAATGGTTACCTCAGTATTAAATACTGCAGCTCAAGAGGTTTCACGGGCTCAGGCGTCTATTTCAAAAGAACAACGAAAACTTGAAGAGTACTCTCAGAAGAGTGACGCAGAGATGTCAAGGTATCAGAATGCTCTTACAAAATACAGAGCTGTAGTTGATAAAACTACCGCTGAGCTTAATAATAAGATTCAGGGCTTCAATTCAAGAGTTCAAAATGAACAAATGAATATGCAGTCTAAGGTTGAACAGTATCAGAGGGATACAGAGAAGTATAATACTGAGGTTCAAGCAAAAGTATCCGAGTTTGAGAGAGTAGCCAATGCGAAGGTTCAGGAGTTCACCTCTAAATCTACCTCAAAGATTAATGAGTTTTCTGCTTTGGCAACTTCTAGAGTTCAAGAGTATTCTGAAGAAGCTACTTCTGTTATTAACAAATTTCAGGCTGAGGCATCTTCTCATACCGCCAAGTATACTGCTATTGAGCAGGTTAGAATGGCTGAGTATAGTGCAAAAGTACAAGAAAAATTAGGTACATATACACAGAAGGCTACTCAGGCTATTGGTCAATTTAGAGAAAAGGCTAACGCGGCTATTTCTGAGTGGAGAGAGAAGTCTAATGTTTATATCCAAGAATACTCAGCTAAGGTTCAAGAAGCTGTTCAGAAGTATCAGTCTAAGTCTGGAACAGCTGTTTCAAAGTTCAACGCAGAATTACAGGAAGCTGTGCAGGAGGAACAAAGAAAAACAGCTGAGTTTAATGCAAAGACCAATCAGGTAGTACAAGATTATGGTGCAAAGATTCAGAAGTACACAGCGATAGTAGGAGAAGAGACACAAAAATTTAATGGGAGTTTACAAAAATCAGCTCAGTTCCTATCTGAAGCCGCTGCTTTAATGGCTATAGTGGGTCAATTGAACACCCAGTGTCAAATGGCTATGCAGGAAAGTCAAGATTATTATCAGCGTTCAGTTGCTGAGTTAAGAGCGGTTAGTGGTGTTCTAACGGCTCCACCTCAACAGCAAAAAGAGCAGAGACAGGAACAAGGGGCTACCTCCTAATGGCTAGGAGAAGACGTAAAAGAAGAGTATCGAAACCGAGGAAGGTACGAAGAACAAAGA